AGCATCAAATGATTTATTAGCAGTTTCTAAATCACCTGAAGAACTAGCAAAAAATTTAGAGATAGCTGGTAACGCATCTGCATATTTTAAAATAAGTTTTGTTGAAGCATCAGATCAAGTAGCTAAATCTTTATTAAAGGGTGTAGATTCTGCAAGAATATTTCAAGATAGAGGAATTAAATCATTAAGAGGGTTTGGAGAATTTGCTGATAAATCTTTTGATGGTGTAGGTAGAGCATTAGAGAGAAACTTTGGTGCTAATGGAATCTTTGGTAAAGCAAATCAAGAATTAAAAGATGGTTTAGGTGGAACTATAATTGCTTTAGATAATAGATTTAAACAATTTCAAATAACAATAGCAAAAGGTTTTTTTGATACATTAACATCACAACTGGGGAATTTAGAAATATTTTTACAAGCAAATAATGAAGAAATAGATAAATTTGCAAAAACTTTAGGAGATGTGCTTGGTAAAGCAGTTATAATACTTGGTAATGGATTGGCATTTATAAATAGAAATTTTGATGCTTTAATAATAACAATACAAGTTTTTTTAGCTTTAAAATTTGCATCTGTGTTAGCAAGTTGGACTGGTGCTGTGATTACTTTTACATCTGCTTTAACAGCTTTGTCGGCATCAACAGGTTATGGATTAATCTTAAAATTAATAACAGCTATTCTAGGTGGTGTGGGTGCTTTTTATGCACTTGAACAAGGAACAAAAGGATTTAATAATGAATTAGAAAAATCAAACGAAACTTTAGATGGTACATCACAATTATTAGATTCTATACCTAAAACTTGGCGAGAAATTTATGCTCTTACAAAATTAACAAATCAAGAACAAATAACATTTTTAGGAGTGCTAAGTAATATTGCACAAAAAAATATTGATAGTATTGAAAATCTTAAAAAAGCATTTGGAAGTCTTGAAGCTGTATCAAAATTTATAATTGATAATCTTAATAAAGGAATATCTGCATTTTCAAGAGGTGTTGCAGAATCATTGATTCTTGGCAAAGGATTAGAAGAAACATTTAGAAAATTTGCACAAGAAACTTTAATCAATGCTTTATCTACAATTATTGAATTGATTATCAGAACATACATATTAAAATCTATTTTAGATGCTTTAGGTTTACCAGTAGAAAAAGCAAATGAAAGTTCTAAAGAATTAAGAGGAACATCACTTGATATATTAGGAATTAACTCAGCTAACTATGGTGTGCAAGTTTTAACTACTAGAGAAATACAATTACAAAATGAATTATTAAAACAAAGACAATCTTTTGGTGGTGGCGGTGGTGGTGGTTTTGGTGGCGGTGGTGGAGATGGAAAATTTGGTTCATATCTTGGACAAGCAGTAGGAACTTATTATGGTGGGCCAGTTGGTGGTGCTATTGGAAGCTTCTTAGGAAGTTTTTTACCATTTGCTGAAGGTGGTGCTGTTAGAGGTGGTATGCCTATTTCAGTTGGAGAACGAGGTAGAGAAATATTTGTACCTAATACAAATGGAACTATTGTGCCTAACCATGATTTAGGGAAAACTGGTTCAGTTATTAATATTAATGTTTCAGCAGTTGATGTAAAAGGTGTAGAAGAATTATTTATAAACAATAGAGCAACGATTACAAATATAGTTAATCAAGCTTTAAACTCAAAAGGACGATCTAATTTAATATGAGTGGAACATTCCCATCAAGCCCAGCACCAAGAGATGTAACTATTAGTTCTAATCAAAATACTATTGTATCAACAACTGTTTCTGGGAGACGACAAGCAAGACAAATTGATGGTCAAAGATTTAGAATAACAGTTAGATTTCCAGCTATGAGCAGAACTGAATTTGCACCTATTCTTGCTTTCATAATGAAACAAAGAAGCCAATTAGAATCATTTCAATATACTCCACCAACATTAGATGATTCTTTAGGAGTGGCATCAGGAGTTATTAGTGTTAATGGTGCTATAAGTGCAGGAGTTACTTCTGTTGCAATAGATGGCATGGCAAATAATACTTCAGGTGTTTTTAAAGCTGGAGATTTTTTTAGATTTACTGGTCAATCAAAAGTTTATATGTGTGTAGCTGATGTAAATTCTAATGGTTCTGGGCAAGGAACATTAACATTTGAGCCACCATTAAGATCAAACGTAGCTGACAATACAGTATTAATTTATTCTAATGTAGATTTCACAGTAGGATTAACAAATGATGTGCAAGAATTTAATGTTGGAACAGAAAACTATTTTCAATACGAAGTTGATCTTATTGAGGTATTATAATGACAAGATCATTAAGTGGCACACTTACAACTGAACTTGCAACTAACGCAATTAACCCAGTAGATTTAGTTTATCTTGGAGTAAGCACAGGAACTTATTACACAGATCATTATAAAGACTTAGTTTTTAATTCTAATACTTATGTTGCTTCATCTCTATTTCTTGGTTTATCGGAAGTAACTGAAAGTTCTGAAGTATCTGTTAATAGTTTAAGTTTAAGATTTACTGGTGCAGATCAAACAATAATATCTTTATTTCTTAATAATGATTACATGGACAAACCAGTTAATGTGTATAGAGGATTTTTAAATTCTTCTCAGGGATTAATAGCTGACCCATTTCTTTTATTTGAAGGAAGAATAGAAAATTTTAACATTGAAGATGATGAAACAAGTTCTTCTGTTTTAATTAGTGTTGCTTCGCATTGGGCAGATTTTGATAAAGTTAGAACTAGAAAAACAAATACCAATTCACAAAAAATTTATTTTCCTAATGACAAAGGTTTTGATTTTGCAAGTCGTTCAGTTCGTGAAATAAAATGGGGTAGAGCATGAACGATTTTTATAATATCGTTTCAGTTTATAGACATTTTGAAAAATATAATCATCTCACCTACAAACAAATAGTTGATATGATTTTACCTTCTTATAATCTTGGTCAATATCAAATTCATAGAGATAAAAAAGAAGTTATAGGTTTTACTAATTGGGCTTTTCTAAATGATTTAGTTGAACATAGATTTAAAACTACTGGAATGTTAAAGCCAACACAATGGAATTGCGGAGATAATCTTTGGCATATTGAAACTCTAGCTAAAAGAAATTTAAAAGAAATAATGGCATGGACTAAAAATCATTTCACAACTTTATATGGTTATAACAAACCTATTAAATGGTTAAGAGTTAGAGATGAAAAAATAATTAAACATCAAGTTAGAGTTACAAAACCTAGCTGGAATAATTTTATAAGAGCATAATGGGTAAAGTTACTAAACCAATAAGCAAAGCATTTAAAGGAATTACTAATTTTGTAAGCAAAGCTTTTAGTACAGTTATAAGTTGGTTAGTTCCCAAACCTAAATTACCTAACTTTGGTGGAAACACTTACGAAGGTGCAAAAGGTATTTTAGTAAATCAAGATTCTAACAACGCATCTATTCCTATTGTTTATGGTGAAAGAAAAATAGGAATTTCTAGAGTTTTTGTTGAAAGTTCAGGTTCTGATAATGCAAATCTTTATGTCGCAGGAATACTTTGTGAAGGTGGTGGTGCTGGTATTGAATCTGTTGAGCAAATTTATATTGACGATAAACTTGTAACTTGGAGTGGAACTTTATCTAATGGAACAGTAAGAACAGTTAATAGTTCTGATACAAACTTTTATAAAGATGGTGCAAGTTTAATTTCTGTCCAAGCTTTTTATGGTTTAGATAATCAATCAGTTTCCTCTATTTTAGATGAAAGCACAAATTGGACTTCAGATCATAAATTATCTGGAGTTGCTTATCTTGCATTTAAGTTTACTTGGAATCAAGATGCTTTTAGTGGTTTACCTGATATTAAAGTTATTGTTAAAGGTAAAAAGATTTATGACCCAAGATTAGATTCTACTAAAGGTGGTTCTGGTTCACATAGACAAGATGACCCTACAACTTGGGCTTATTCAGATAACTCAGCTTTAGTTCTTTTAGATTATTTAAGAAATACTAGATATGGAAAAGGATTACCTAATGATGCCTTTGAAACAAATTATGATTCATTTAAAACTTCAGCAAATGATTGTGATACTTTAGTTACTCCTTATTCTGGTGGAAGCGATATTAAAATATTTAGAACAAATGCAGTATTAGATACATCACAAAAAGTTATAGATAATGTAAAAGATTTATTAGCACCAATGAGAGCATTATTTACTTATACTCAGGGTAAATACAGATTAATTGTTGAAGGTATAGGTAGTTCTGTTTTAAGTTTAAATTCAAATAATATTATTGGTGGTATAAAAATTTATGGTGAAAAGAAAAATACTAAATACAATCGTGTTATAGGAACTTTTGTAAATCCATCAAAAGATTGGCAAGAAGATACTATATCATTTCCACCAGCAGATGATTCTGGTTTACCAGTAGAAGATCAATATGCAACTTTATTAGCAGAAGATAATAACACTCCATTAGATGGTAATTTTGAATTTAGAAATATTACAAATCCATATCAAGCAGAAGAACTTTGTGAAATTATTTTAAGAAGATCAAGAAATGCTTTAGGAGTAGAAGTTAATTGTACTTCAGAAGCTTTAAATTTATCAATAGGAGATATAGTTGATTTAACTTATTCAACTGGGGGCTTTAGTGCAAAACCTTTTAGAGTAATGAATATTGCTATCAATGCAGATAGCACAGTAGAATTAGAATTAACTGAACATCAAAATTCATTTTATACTTGGACTTCAAAAACAGTAGCACCAATAATTGCAGATACTACTTTACCAAATCCAAATACAACTCAAGCACCAGCTTCAGTTACATTATCAGATCAATTAATAGAATACTCAGATGGAGTTGTTATAACTGCTTTAGATGTATCTATTGGTGCTTCTCCTGATTCATTCGTAGATTACTACCAAGTAGAATACAAACTAAGCACAGAATCTACTTACCAAGTATCTGGTCAAGTCAAAGGATTAAATCATAGAATATTAAACGTGGTAGATGGATTAACTTATAATGTAAGAGTCAAAGCATTTAACACATTAGGAGTACAATCAACTTATACTTCTGCAACTAGAACTATTGTGGGTGGAATTGCACCACCTAGTGATGTTGAAGATTTTGCTTGTAATATAATTGGTGGAGATGCTCATTTATCTTGGACTCAAATACCTGACTTAGATTTAGCTTACTATCAAATTAGATATTCTACATTAACAACTGGTGCTACTTGGGGTAACTCAGTTTCTTTAGTTGAAAAGGTTGCAAGACCAGCTACATCAATTACAGTTCCAGCAAGAGTAGGTTCTTATTTAATTAAAGCAGTAGATAAAAATGGAAACTTATCTTCTAATGAAGCTGTTAT